AAAAAAGAAAAAAGCGGTTAAAAAAGCGGTTAAAAAAAGTACTACTTTAACAAAAGTTAAACAAATACTTAAACACGACCATAAAAGATTAAAACACGGGTATAATTTAACAAATGGAGATGTAAGAATAGGTTTAAATAAACATATTCTAGGAAGAATTCATAATTCAACTAAATTTTATATATAATGGAAAATATTGTAATAGGTGCTAAATATTTAAATGCTTATTTTGTAGAATATCCTTATGGACATTCTTTGAATTTTTTAGCTACATCACCAACTGCTTTAATTGAAGGTTTAAAAAGTATAAAATTTGGTTATTCTCCTAAAGTATATCAAATTGTTACTTGGACAAAATCACCTAAATTTAAAGTGTTAACAAAAAAAGAATTAGAAGCAATAACTTCACATTACAAATAATTAATTTAATCTTTTTCACCTTTATTAATAATTTAAAAAAAATAAAAAATGGCACGTAGAAAAAAACATCACGCAAAAAAACATAGTCGCAGACGTTCAAAGAGAATGGGTGCAGCTGGTTCAACTCTAACAAATGCACTATTCACAATCGCTGGTGGTGTTGCTGCTAGATTTGTTTCTAACACAATTAACGGTACTACTTTAAATGACAGTTACAAAAAATATGTAGCTTCAGCAGCTCCTATTGCAGTAGGTCTATTCTTACCTAAATTTATCAAATCTGATATGGGTAAAGCATTAGGTACAGGAATGATAGCAGTTGGTGGTTTAGGTTTAGTACAATCAACAGGAGTACTTAGCGGTATGCCTGTAATTGCAAAACGTTATATGGCACTAGCTCCATCATCACAAAACACAAGAGGTGTTATTGCTGGAATGGATACTAGAAGCGCAGCAGTTTTGTGTGGATAATATAATTTAAAAATTTACAAACATTAAAAATTAAAAAAAAATGATTAATCAAATAGGCGCACGTTTAACGTTCGAAAACGCAAAAAGTTTTGTACAATCTCAAGGATATGATGTAAGTCAAGCGGTATTAACTCAATCTTATGTACGTTCAGAAGTTGCAATATCATCAAGTGTAACCAATTACCGTTTACCAATCGTAGTTACGGATACCACTAATGGAGCAAGTGCATTTAACACAGAACGTCGAGTAGCTTTACAAGACGTTCACGTTGTTTCAAGTTTATTTATTGGTTTAGCTGCACCTTCAAGTTCAACTGATGCTGCTTTCCCTGTATTATCTTATCCATCTACTGGAACTAACCAATTTTCAAGCGCACAAGCTGATGCAGCTTTAACGTTGTATAACGGTTTTTTAACAATGCAAGTAAATAACCAAAATATTTTACCGGCTTGGGATATTTTAAGACATTATTACGTACCACAAACTCAAGGTGGTGTAGGTATTACTGCACAAACTGTTTTTCCTATTGACCAATGGGATGCAGCGGATAATGGTTTTTATCCTGTTGAACCAAACATTTTGTTAAATGGTGGTGCTAATATCGTTGCTAACATTGTACTACCAGCTGCTATTTCTAGTGTTGCTGCAAATAGCCGTATTGTCGCAATTTTTAGAAGCATTTTGTGTCAAAACGTGACAAGTGTAAAATAAAAAAAACCATCCTCAATGGCGCTTTGTAGGGTGTGCGCAACATCCTACTATTTAATTACTTTAAAAATTACAACAATGCCAATTTTAAAAAGATTTGAAGCCGTTGAAGTAGCAATACCGTCAGGGAGTACTAACACCCGTTTTTACTTTCCAAATCTTCCAAATTTAGCAAATGCTATGATACAAAATATACAGGTTTACACGCCTGGTGTTTTGACGGCTTCGCCAAACTCTGGAAGTACAATGGTAACAGAAGCAGATTTAAAAAAGAGTTTTTTAACGTTGTATAGTGGAGATTTGCAATTAATATATAATGCGCCTTTATTGGCATTTAATAATATTATTAGTTCTGCAACACCTAATCCATATACCAACGGTTTACCCGACATTGATAATATGGTTATCAGTTGGACAAAAAGTTTCATTTCACTTTCAAGCGCAGCTGGAACTACTAACGTAGTTTATGCTTTTGGAGTGTATTACAAATTATAAAAGATTATAAAAATGGCAGTATTTAAGCCCGAACTTCACAGATTGGAAGATGTTTTAGACTATTATGAAAATAGCCCAGCAACGCACTATAAAATATTTGCGGGAACAAGTCCTAAGGCTGAATATTGCCGTTTTTATTTTGATGAGGATGAAAAAGAAATAGGATTGCAAAAATTAGCGGAAGCATTAAGAGCAATACAACAAAATGTAGATAATACTAACCCGTATATTTTACAATTAATAGAAAAAAAGAAAGTTGCAAGAGGTAAGGATAGCGAAAGTTTAACTCAAATAGTTTTTCAACTTAATAAAGCTGAAAGGTATTTGCCAATGATGAGTGGTATGCAACAACAACCCAACGACAATTTTAACCGATTAATGGAAAAAATGATAGAAGGGCAAAATTTAATTATATCAAAATTAAGTGCAGATGAATTTGGGGAAGATATGGAAGAACAAAAACCTAAAGGGTTTGGTGCAATATTAGAAAACGAACAATTCCAACAATTAGCTATTGGGGCTTTGGGGTTAATTATAAACAAATTTGCAGCTCCTAATCAATCGGGATTATCAACTGTAACTGCTTTAGCTGGAATACCAGATAACGAAAAAGATAAGGCTTTACAAGCAATAGAAATTTTAAGTAATAAAGATGCACAATACGGTACTCATTTGCTTTATTTGGCTAATATTGACGATAGTACTTATAAGATGCTTTTGGGATTTATGAAATAAAAATATATGGCAATTACACAAGATAATAAAAAGTTACTTACAACGGTAGGAATTGCGGTTGCTGCTTATTTAATAGTAATTAAGCCTTTATTTCAAAGTTTAGGTATTACTAAGTCTGCAGAACAAATAGCAAAAGAAAAATCGGATGCAGCTAATATTTCAGAAATTGAAAAAAATTTAAATGCTAGAGGTTTAGCTTTAAGTAAAAGTAAAGCTGAATGGGATGCAATAGCAGATACCATATATAATGATTTAAGATATAGTGCTTTAGCAGATAATAAAGATGACGCTGGATATCAAGTTGCAAGGGTAAAAAATGATGCTGATATAATATATCTTATTAAAACTTTTGGTAAAAGGCAAGAGTATTTATTTGGTTTGCCTAGTGGTTCGCCAATGGGTTTGGCTGAATTTATTACCAGTAATTTAAGTAGAGAAAAAATAAATATGATTAATGCTAATTATGTAAGCAAAGGAATGAATTTTAAATTTTAAAAAATGAAAAATAAAAAAATACTAATTATTGGAGCTTTAGTTATTGCAGCTATATTTTTTTTAAAAAAGAAAAAAACTACCACAACAAATGGTAATCCAATTTTACCAGCTGACAAAGGTAATCCTATATTGCCTAGTGGAGATTTAAATTTACACCCTATTGATATGTTAGCTGATACAATTTCAAATAGTTATCCTAGTGGTGTTACGGAAGGAATGAGAGTAGTAGCAGATAATGATGCAACACAATATATAATTCAAAATGGTAAAAAATTTGGATTAACTTATGACCAATGGGCGCAAAGAGGTTTTGATGCTTATACAGTATTGAGAAGTGATATTTTAGATTTAGTACCTTATGGAGGTTTATATAATAACGGCATATAATGAAAAAAAAAGGATATTTAACAGTTGTATTATTATTGTTAGGGGTTTATCTATACGCTAAAAATAGAAAGGCTAAAAGTAGTATTAAAGTAGATAATCCATTAAGTCAAAAAGCATTTTCGACAGTAGGTAGTACAGTTTATGAATTTGATTTAAAAACACCTATTTACACCTTTAGAAAACAAATTGAATTAGGAGTTTTGGAATATGATGAAAATTTACCATATGCAAAAGTTCAATTTACTGCAAACAATACTGTAAAAACAGGATATATATATAATAACGATATAATTTATAAATAATATGAAAACAGGAGAAGTTTTAATTTACGGTACTATAATTTATTTGTTATATAAATTATATCAAAATACCCAACCACAAGGAGATGACAACAAAATGGTAAAAACTAATTCAATTAGTTTGCCACCATTTGCGACAGTTACACCAACGTATTGGAATAAAACGCAAGTTCAACCAACACCAGCGGAAGTATTAAGCCCCGAACAGTTAGCTTATTATAAGTTTAAAAATAAGGGAATTTCAAAACAAATTTATACCTGTTAATTATGAGAAATTATACACCAGTTTTTATTGCTTATAATAGTCCTCAATCTATTCCAACGGATTGCAATAGTATTATATTTATTAATTTAGGAACAACAACGGCAATAATAGAAAACGTTACTATTGCTCCTTCACAAAGTTTTGTGATAGATGGCAATGAAAATGAATATACAACTGCAACCTTACAAATTAATTTTACAGGTGCTGGACAAAATAACTTAGTAGTAGTTAAAAAAATATTTTAATATATGGGTTTTTCATATAATGTTAATGTACTGAATCAGAAAGGAAGTCCCGCAATTTATACGGACACTTTTGCTAATAGACCAACCGCTGGATATGTTGGTAGGTTATTTATTTCAACGGATACAAGCGCAATATATGAAGATACAGGTACTTCGTGGACATTAATAGCAAATGTAAGTAGTGGTGCTGGAACTTTAGAGCAAGTTACTACCAACGGAAATACAACAACAAAAGGTATTTCAATTAGTGCTGGGGGTTTATCGACAAATAGTTTAACCGATACGGACCTAACTTTAGGATCAGTATTATTTGCAGGTGCGGCGGGATTAGTTACCCAAGACAATGCAGCTTTTTTCTTTGATGATACAAATAATAGATTGGGAATAAATACAACTACACCAACCAATACTTTAGATTTACACTATGCGGGTACAGGTTCAACTATGGGTATAAATAATACCGCTGGTAATCAAAGTGCTATTGTTTTTGTAAATACAGGGGTTAATAAATGGCGTATAGGTAATTCGGCTACAAATACTTTTGATATTTACAATAGTGCTTTAGCATCAATAGCATTTCAATTAAGTAATGCAGATAATAGGGTTGATATAGATGGTAATGTTTTTTTACAAAAATCTTTAGCTTTAAAAACGGGTTCTAGTAATGTAAGCGCAGCGGGTTATACTTTAATTCATAGTGTATCGGGGACGGGATTAGAGGGTATTCAATTAAGTTTAAGTACTGGCGGTTTTGCTTCTTTAGTATTTAATAGCACTAATAATAGGCAATTTACATTTCCTAATGCAGATGGTACAGTTGCTTTAACTTCTAATTTATCGGCTTATTTGCCTTTAGCGGGAGGGACAATGACTGGAACTTTAGAAGTTACAAATGTGTCTAATGGAATTAATTTAATAGGTAAAACAGGCAATCCTATATATTTATCAACTGATCAATCTACAAATAATTCTGGTAAAATTTGGAGAGTTGGAAATACAGGTGCAACATCTAATTATACAAGTTTTGATATTTATAATCAAACTGATAGTATAACCGCTATATCTATTCCATCAAATGGAAACGTTTTAATTGGTTCAATAACTGATAATACTGTAAATAAATTACAAGTAACGGGAAGCGGTAAATTTACAAGTTCTTTAACAAGTGTAGGTATAAATTCAACTGGTCAAATAACTTGTACTGCTTCAGTTGCAGATACTGGGGCTATAAATGGTTTATTAAATTTATCAAACACTTCTAGCGGTTGTGTTGTTAATACAATTTTGCCAAATAGTTCAACTTCTGGTTCTATTTTTTATAGAGCTCAAACTGTAAGAGCTGGGGCAAATGATCAATATTTTTTTATTGGACAAACGGGTAATGGTTCATCAATTATAACTAATAATGTTATAATTACAACAAATGGTGGTGCTTTATTTGCTGCATTGTCGGGTACTGGTTCAAGGGCAGTTTTAGCTGATTCAAGCGGTAATTTATCTGCTCCCGTATCTGATCAATCAGTAAAAGAAAATATTGAGCCTTTAAAATATGGTTTAGAAACGATATTGCAATTAAATGCAGTACAATTTGAATTTATTGAGGGTTACAAAAATTACGGCGAAGGTTTACAAATTGGTACTATTGCGCAAGAAGTTGAACAAATAATTCCTGAGGCGGTATTTACAACGCCGTCAACGGGTTTAAAGGGTATTAATTACGATCAATTAAATGGTATATACATAAAAGCTATTCAAGATCAACAAAAAATTATTGAAAGCTTAATTAAAAGAATTGAATTATTAGAAAATAAATAATTATGAAAGCAATACAACCCGTAATATTTCCGCTAAATTTAGGTAGTGCAACGCAATTAAATTGCGTTGGATCAGATAACTTTAGCACTAGCGTAACTATTTATTATCAGTTATTAACTGAAACAAATACACAATTACAACAAGGTAATTTGCTTATGAGCGGTTTTGATTATGAAGCGTACAATACAAGCCCAGACGGTAACGAATTTATATACCAATGGAGTGCGCAACAAATTGGCGTAACATTAATTTAATATAATGAATTTTAGTATAGAAAATGTCTTTTATATCGTTAGTTTTGCTGGTTCTATTCTTTTTGTGGGGGCGTGGTACGGGAGTACTAAAAAGAAATTATCGGAAATAGAATCAGATCTTAAAGAGGTAAAATTTGACAAATACGATATTATTGACAAATTAGCTAGAATAGAAACAAAATTGGATTATTTAAATAAAGAAAAATGAATAACTGGAAAACAACATTGGGGGGGGTATTAGCTGCTTCAGCTGAAGTTATACCCGTAAATACTGGCATTCAGGGATTAATTAGATCTATTGGTTTATTATTATTAGGTTGGGCTGCTAAAGACCATTCAAAAAGTCTAAATGACAAAGCAAAATAAAAATATATTATTAATAATATTGGGTATTTTGGGTATTTCTGCAATTTCTAAGGCTGCAAGTTCAAGTTTTTCGTCTGCTTTAAATTTTATTAAAAAAGCGGAAGGGGGATTGTATTTAAAGGCTTACCTTGACAGTGGCGGAGTGCCTACAATAGGATGGGGAAGTACTTATGATTTTGATAAGCAAAGAAAAGTACAAATGGGGGATGTTATAACTGAAGAACAAGCGCAAAGATGGTTAGATATGGAAACTAGCCAAAATGCAATAGATATAAAAAACCTTGTCAAAGTACCTTTAACTAACAACCAGCTAAATGCTCTTATTAGTTTTGTGTATAATGTGGGTATAAATGGGTTTAAACAGTCCACTATGTTAAGATTACTTAATAGTGGAGCTGATAAAAATACAGTAGCTGAACAGTTTGATAGATGGGTTTATGATAATGGGGTAAAAGTAAAAGGACTAATTAATAGGCGAAATGCCGAAAAAAAGCTATTTTTGAGCTAGAGTTTTTGTTTTAAGAAGGAATCATAGATTATTCGGGGTGTTTCTACACTCCGATTTTTTTTTGTAAAAAATTTGGTAATATCAAAAAGATTATATAATCTTTGTTTATTCTTAAACTTAAAACAAAAACAAAATGATTAAAGCTACCTTTCGCTTTTTCTATGGAATAGGCGACCACCGAACATTGTATTGCTATACAATCGAATTAAATTCTTTATTTTTTACTGCTGCATTTGTTGAAAGTAACAACATTGTAACTTTTTTACAAACTGCTGGATGCGACATTTTAGATGTTAAATTAACTGAATGGACTATATAATAGTCCTATTTTTTTACCCTAAATTTTAAAATAATGGATTATTTTGCTTATAAAGGCTATACAATAGTCTTTTACCCAAAAAGGAAAATTTATATGATTTACCCTTTTGACAGAGAATATAAGACCTTAAAATCTGCTAAGGCTTGGATTGAATACCTTATTAAATAACTTTAAAACAAAATTTATGAAAAGAGATATTATTACAGTAATCGTATTAATTATTTTAGCCTTATTAGCTGACAATATATTGAATTTTTAATGGTTGATAGCCCAATATATATTGAGTTACTAAAAAATGCCTATAAACGAGGCTATGAACCTCCAAAGGAGCAAATTTTGCTATCTATACAAGGTCAAACGATAGGCGCTTTGCAGTCATACGTGGTGGTTAGTGGTTTGCCTAAAAGTGGGAAATCGACTTTTATTACTTCAATGGTGGCAAGCAGTTTTAATAATTATGATATTTTTGGTATGAAATTGCAAACACTACCAGAACGCAATAAAATACTTTACATTGATACCGAATCAAGTGAATATGATTTTTATAAACATATGAACAGGATTAAAGATGTAGCAAATGTTAACGAATTACCCACATTTTTTGATAGTTTTTGTTTACGTAAAGAAAACCCCAAAACTATTAAATTAATGATTGAAGCCTATTTGCAAAATAATCCACAATGTAGTATCATAATTATAGATGGTTTGCTAGATTTAGTTTTGTCAGCCAATGATGAACTTGAGTCAAGATTAACAGTAAATTGGATTAAAGAAATTACTACCATTTACAATCTTTTATTAATTGGTATTTTGCATACAGGAAAAAACGAAGGTAAAACTTTGGGACATTTAGGAAGCAATACAGACAGATGGGCGCAAAGTACTTTAAGCGTAAAAAAAGAGGAAAGCGGTTCATTTATTTTAGAACCTAAATTTTTAAGATCGTCTGGTGGTTTTAAGCCTATTGAGATTCAATATTCTTTGGATGACAATAATTTTATACAAGTTAACGCAATGGACACAGAAGTTCCTAAAATTAAGCATTTCAGCAATTATACAGAACTAGAACATAATAATATTTTAAATACTATTTTTGAAAAACAAAAGTATTATAAATACGAAAATTTATTAACCGAAATTTCAAAAATTGAAAATAGAGGTATTAATTTTTCAAAAAGTTATTTGAAATATTTTAAAGACAAAAATTTCATTTCTAAAAATACACAAAATGAATATTTTGATTATCGAAACAATTTTTAAAAACAAAAACAAAAATTATGAAAGCACAAAAAAAAGATTATTACATTTCAAATGAACAATTCGAAAAATTAGATTGGTTTCATTCAAGAATTGATTATGCAACCGAATTAATTAAAAACATTGCTTTAAATAGAAATGATGAAGAAAATTACATAGAAAATTTTATGGAATTAACTTATGATTTAGCACAAATTAATTCAAAATTAGAGCTTATTTTATTTGAAATGCACATACTACAACATAAAATTAAAGAACAAAAAATATGACAAATGATGAACAAAATAAAAATAATGATACTTATTATTTTAATAAAATTATCTTTGAAAATAGAAAAATTAAAAAAGAAACTAGAGATGAAAAAAAAGAAAGAATAAGAATGAGAATGTTAACAATACTTGAAAGTATTGAAAAAAATTTACGTAAGAAATAGCAATAAATACCCTGTCCTATTGGTTTAATGACAGGGTATTTTTATGCAATTTTAACCTTTTTCAAGACAAAAATAATAAAATTATGTTACCAAACAAATATTTTACCGCAATTTTTTTTGATGCGCAAAAAAAAGCTTACAAATACCGCAACATTAAAAACGACCAGCGTTCAATAGAATCCTTTACTGCATTTGCTTTGAGCAAAAAAGCAGTTGAAATAAATTTTTATTGCACGGCTACAAAAAATTTTTCTTATAAGGTTTTTTTAAAGGTGTAAAAAGATTAAATTAAAAAATTATATTTTTTATTAATATAACCCTAAATTTTAGGGTTTTTTTTATGTATTTTTTTTTAATTTTTAGGGTATATTTTGGCACGGAACGGAGTACGGAACGGCTGGAACGCCCCCCCCCCTAAAGGGGGGGGCGTTACCCTTCAGCCGTTCCGCACATCTACCCGTTAGAAAAAAAAATTTGGTGGATTAAAATATTTTTGTAGATTTGTGAAACCTTTTTCAATTTTTATCAATTTTTAATTTTTTTTTAATGTCAAAAAATTTAATTTTAGTCGGTTTAGCGGTTTTGGGCTGGATTGGTTATAAAAAATTTATTTTGGCAAAAAAAATTAATATTTCTTTAAAAAATATTGGCTTTAATGGTGGAACTTTTTGGAAACCCGTTGTCAATGTTCAATTAGAAGTTGAAAACCCAACCGATACAACTACAGATGTTCAAAAAATATCGGGTAACATTTTACTACAAAATAAAATTGTAGGTACAGTTTTTCAAAATGTTAATCAAAAAATTTTAGCAAAACAAAAAACGGTTATAAATTTTGATGTTGAATTAAATTTAATTGATGCTTCATTAATTTCTATAAATAATAAATTTAAAAATCAAACTATTGAATTTACAGGAAATTTAATAGCTGATTTTGTATCTTTTCCGCTTAATTATTCAATTCAATTACCATAAATGAATTTATTAAGCCATTTAGATAGTTTTAAAAATAATCAAAGAATAATTAGTTACGAACAATCAACTAATGATATAATAAATGCTATTTTAAGACAACACAATAAATGTTTTAATGAATACGATAAATTATATTCTTATTTCGATGGTGGCAATTATATTGATACTGCAAAAAAAATTTTTAAGTATTTAAAAGACAATGTTAGATACGAAATTGAACCATCAAATTTACAAACCGTTAAGACACCCGCAGCAATATTAGCAACAGGCAAGACAACGGGTTCAGATTGCAAAAACTTTAGTCTTTTTTTTGCGGGGTGCTTAGATTCGTGGCGTAGAAATACAGGACAAAAATTTGATTTAGCTTTTAGGTTTGCAAGTTATGATGGAAGTAATACACCAGAGCACGTTTTTGTGGTTATTAATCCTGATACTGATAATGAAATATGGTGTGATGCTGTATTAAATTATTTTAACGAAAAAAAAGAACCTAATTATTATAAAGATAAAAAAATAAAAAATATGGCATTAATGGCACTTAGTGGAATAAACGAAAAACGTCAACCACAAATGAATGGAGTTATAGATATATTACAAGGTGGAGCTTCTTTAATACCCGTTGGCGGTTCTAGTATTTCATCATTAATTGGTTTAGTAAGTGGTTTATTTGCTGGACATAGCGATAGTTATATTTTAGACCACGCTATTATTGATAGAGATTGGGATAAAGCAATGGGGGTATTTTTTAGTTGGTATCAAAATTATGGTTTTGATATAACAAAAAAACCGTGGAGTAAAAAAGGGACTTCTCAAGGAGTTTCAAAAGAAGTCCCAGAACCTTTTATGTCATTAAATAGGTTTGAATGGTTGCCTTTAATTTGGCAACAAACTAAAAATAAAGATTTAGCTAATTTAATTAACGAAGCTATTAAACAGGGATATTTAGATAATAAATATTTTATTAATAGTAAAAACGAAATGGCAGCAGAACCAAACGTATTAACTAATTTATTTGGTGGTAGTGGAACTTCAAAAAGTGGTATTTCAATGCCTTTAATTTTAGGTGGTGCTGCTTTAGTTGCTTTTTTAATATTTAAAAAGAAAAAATAATGACTGCTTTACAATCAATAATTAAAGAGGCTAAAAGCCTTAAAAAACAATATCCTAAAAGATATTCAAAATGGACTGATTATGTAAAACAAGCGTCTGCAATTTACGCTTCAAAACATAAAGGTAAAAGCCCTGTGGGTAAAAAGAAAGCAACAAAGAAAAAAGTTGGTGCTACAAAGCCTTTAAGTAAGCATAAAGACACTAAAAGCCATAATGTTAACATTAGGGTAGTAAGTGGAATAAAAAAGAAAAAAGCGGTTAAAAAAGCGGTTAAAAAAAGTACTACTTTAACAAAAGTTAAACAAATACTTAAACACGACCATAAAAGATTAAAACACGGGTATAATTTAACAAATGGAGATGT